TGGTAAACCTGATGATGGAGAGCCTGTAGTTGGGCCTGAAGCAGTTGACACAAAGTCTTTACTCCAACGTGGCGCTCTATCAGGTGTGAATCCAAATTTTCCTGTAAACCCGCCTAACTCAAGAAGTCCCGGAACACTAGACAATGATGATCTAGCCATTCCTTCAGCACTCATAGGGCTGTAATCTGCCGCTAATAGTCCCGGTGCTAACGGTTGTGATATAGGTGTTACTGCCATTTGTCTTTAATATCCTTTGTTATGACTGAGTATTCGTGATCCCAGTCTAGTTTTTTTGCTAATCCTTTTCTTGTCCATGCTTCTAAAGCAGAGCATTCTCTTCTTATTGCAAATCCTTCAATAACTTCTTCAAAACTTTTCCAATACTCATAGTCGTGACCATTCTTGGTAGCAAATGTAATTACTCTTAATAATTTTTTCCTTGGGTATGTAACAATTTCTGTAGTACCTGCACAGAATATCTCACCATCTTTTAACCCTACCCATAAGGTTTGTTGTTCTGTCATTACCATTCTTCTAACGTCTTGAGAAAGAAGTTCTCCGTTAGAATAACTTAATGCTATATCAATTAAAGGTTCTACATCTTCCCATATATAATCTATATCGTTAGGATCAACAATAAGAAGTATAGGTCTATCTTTAGGTATAGGTACTGGCTCAGATATTAAAGTTTTGTCCATGCTGTTCCATTAAATAAGTATACGCCTTCACCACTGCCCGGATTCCAATCAGTTCCATCAGCATATCTAATGTCACCTGCTCTAGGACGTTGTGGCTCTTCATGTATTCTTTCTAGTCTAAATGTAGCCTGATTATAAAGAATGCCTCCAAGACGTTTTAACTCTGTTACAAGGTATATACCAAGGTCTTCTACATTTTCAGGTAAAGGGCCGGGTTCATATAGCGTAACACTCTTTTGTACTCTATCAATATAAGTTGGCATTAGTAAGACCTTGATCCTCTGGTTCCAACATTCTTAACGTCAATAGCATAGCCGTCTAACTCCCAATCCATGTCAGTAGTAGACTCAAATTTAACAGCGTATAACTTGCCAGTACCTCTTACAGATACTTTAGACTGAGTATTAGGATTAAATGTAGTAGGCGCATTCCATGTAATACCTTCTTCAGTAGACATAGAAGTACCAAGGTACACGTTAATTGCGTTGTCAGCACTAATAGACATCTTAGGATATATAGCGCTAATTCTTTTTACTGAGTGTTGGTCTGGAGTTCCTTGCTCATTTAATGTAAGCCCACTTCTTTCTATGTAAGAATTCATATCAGTGGTATCTTCTTTGTTTCCAGAGTTATCTCTATATAACTTAGGCGTACCCGCACCAGTGCTAGGGTCAGAAAATAAAAGAACTTTATCCTGAAGATCGTAACTCATAGTCCAAGGGCCAGTAGCCTCTGCCCATGATCCAGTAGTTGTTGCCCAAGTAGTTGCTCTAACAGGGTTTCCTACGTTTCCATAACCAATGTGAGCAACGTCAGGTAAATCTCTAATAGTAAAAGTGTTGGTAATATAGTTCCATACTACTGCTTTATTAGGTTGTTCAGTAGATGCGCCGTCAGCGGTAAAACAAAATAGTATTTCTGTTCTTCCGTAGTCAGCCACAACAAAACATTTATTAGTTTGTTGTCCGTCAATAGACTGAAACACATACTCTTTAAGTTTCATTGGAAGGATTGGTTTAATCCTCTGCCCATCATTAATATAAAAGTTACCTTTACCAAAGATAGCATGACCACCGTCAAACTCTGCAACACAGTTCTTAGATATAGCACCAATCGTAGGAGATAACTGACGAAATGAAAAGATAAATGGTGTACCTACAAACGTCATAGAATATACAGCATCTTCTTTATATATCATAAAAGAATCTCTTAACTGTAATCCGTCTAAAATATCTCCTTTAGTGTCTGCAAGTTCATACTCACCCGCGTCTACAGTGCTACTTGTTTCATTCCATGATGAAGGAAGGCTTTGAGTGGCAGATTCTGTACTCCATTTAACAACTCTAGGAAAGTTAACGCTATCTTTAGTTATATTAAGCGCTATTAAAAATGATCTAAAGGCTCTTAAAGATTTGCATTTTGTATCTATAGTTACTTCAGCATTATCTAAATGTGATGCCGCCGCAGTTCCGTTTGCTCCTCTAACGCATCCTGTAAATGTTGTAGCAGTTACGCCAGTATAAGTAATTTCTTCTGAACCTATAGTTATTTGACCTGCGCTAGGAAAGTCTGCTGTACTGTCAACCGTAATAGTTGTAACAGCATCATTGATAGCGCCGTCTAATAGCGTAAGGCTAGGCCAGTTAGTCAAGTCTTGCATAAGTTGGCTAGACAAGGGTTTGCCATCTGTTAATGCCCAATACTGAGGATCATCAAAGTTGTTGGTCATAACAAGAACGCCACCAATAATAGTAGCAGTCCAGTTTTCATCAGCAGTAGCATTGTATGCGCCACTAGCCCTAGTAATGTTATACCATTTAGATGATCTAGTTACAGTATCTCCACTAGAATGAGAAGCCGCTGATGTGCTGTCAGCACCTCTGGTACAACCAGTAAACGTAGTAGATGTTTTACCTGTATAGGTTACGTTTTCACTACCTATAGTAATAGTTCCTACAGACTCAAACCCTGTAGTGCTTGTAACTGTTATAGTTGTTACTGAAGAGTTTATATCTCCATTAAGAGTTGTCGATGAACCTGTGTTATCATAAGCGTATATAGCCGCAAGACCACCAACAACCCAAAACTCTGGATTACCAAGGGTTATTTGTGTAATAAAAAATGGAGCAATAGGACAAGTAGCCATAACTTCTGAGTAACCCGGACACTTTTTAATTGATCCTTCTTCTGTTTTTATATTGTTACCATCAGACCAGACATTAGGAGGCAGGTTCCAAGAACTTTTTTCCTTTACTATTCCGACCTGACCTACATTGTCTATATTAATTAAGGCCATTAAATATACCTAACGTGTAAAGGATCAGCCTCCGCATCAGGTGATTCAGGCCATCCCCAATATGTTTTATCTACTGTACGATTAACTGTTTCAGTTTCATCAGAATTTTCAACTCTTCGCTCTTCTTGCACTTCATGATTTTGGAAGTTACGAACAGCATCTACAGAAGCAAACGCTTCTATACCTGATTCAAGACTATTACCATAAGCGCGCACTTCATTACGGTATGTAGTCCACTCAGAAGACATAGCATTTTCACTGTCAATAGACCTGATAACTCTCCAGTCAGAAGGAGCAAGTAATGCGCCTGTGTTTGCCTGAACCTTTTTAATAAGGTCTTCTTTTAAGAGTTCAACATCTTTTTCAGTAGTGGCGTAAGAGATTACATACTCTCCATCAACTAACTCATATGTTTCTGAACCAGTGTCATAGTATCTGCTATCTACAGATTCAACACGAGCAGGATAAAAACCTATTCCCGATAGTTCTTGTTTGCTCCATGCTGTAAATATATTAGCAGGATGCTGTATGCCATCGACTGTTAAAGCGCGAGGCGTCTTAATTGTTCCTATTGTTTCGCTATACCACATAATTACCTCGCGTTAGAGTATTTGAATGGTGATTCGGCAAAGGCCAAGTAGATGTAAGTGTCTCCACTGCCATTCATATCATCGTCTGAATTGCGCCACTTAAATCCGTTAGATACAAAATCCACATTAACAGCAGTATTTTCTCTTTCTTCACTGCTCTCATTTGGAACTAAATAATCATTCATCACATTAAATTCAGATCGTTTAACGTCCCAAATAAGCCAGTTTCCAGCAGCATTAACCTGTTTTACAAGTAACCATTCAGGCATAAAACCTGTGTACAAAAACGCCCCATCCGTCGAACCATTACCTGTGTAACTACCTACCTTGCTGTAGCCTTCTACGGAATGGAAGCAGTAGGCAATAATATCGTTTCCAGAAGTATTAATAATTCCACTATTAGAACCAGTAATACCTAAAACGCTTGATGTATTAGTCCCAAAGTAAGATGTTGAAGTAGTTACTTGCGACGCAACTCCAGAAAGTGAAAGGTAGTAACCGTCATTATTAAATACTGGTATTACTCTCCATGCATTTCCGCTATCTCTATCTTTGTAAATTACAAGATCAGGTTTTTGCGATAAGCCATGACCAACAGTTTGATTAGTAGAACCATTCCCAGTATAACTAACAATAGAAAAACCCGCTGTAGTGTTAGCACTTACTGTTGAAGTGATTGTGCCGTCAGTGTTGGATGAGCCAGAAGTGTTGTCTGCTTTCCAGTTCCACCCCACATAAGTTTTGCCTGATTCATTAAAAGACTGTGCATTACCTACAAGACTAAAACCATCAGAATCGAAAGAGCCTAAACGGTTACTTGCATAACTTTCAGAAGAATTCAGATTACTTTCAATGTTATAACCTACACCACGAATTACATCGTT